TTTTTTTAAATTGGAAAAAGAAAACGGGGAAAGAGTGAGTTGATTCGATAACAAAAGTGAAAAGGAGAGTGAAAAGTGGCAGTTATAAATAAAGAAAATAAAATTTACGATGAAGGAACTAAAGCGGCTTACGAACGAATTATAAAGTGTGACTCAAAAGGTTGGTTTACGTGTAATGTCCCAGATGTGTGGGAGATGGACGACATTTGTGAGGATATAAATAAAACAGGACTTCGTGGGCTGTCTGGAAAGAGTTTGTTAGAGATAGAAAATAAATTTCGTGCTGTATTTAAAAATTATAATAGCAAAGAAGAATCGACAAGCTTAGTGATTGTTTATGCTTTTAGTTATGTTATAAGGGATGAGCAAGGCGGTGCCCACACTCATTGGAGTCATTTTGGTTTTGATATCCAAGCAGCTACATTCAGAAAAACTAAAATAGTTTTTAAATCCAGCGGGGTTATGAGATACGTATACGATAGAGTTTATAATCGTGTATCTGACCCAAATAATGGAACTCAATTATCCGATAGCATAAGTCGGTGTCTTAGTATAGACAAATATTCTAAATGTGAAGAGCGTTACGAGATTCTGTATTCAGATATTATAAGGGATTGTTTAAATTCTTTATCTGATAAAGTTGAGACATTAATCCTTAATCTTAAAGATATATTTACAAATGAGACATTAAAAACGATAAGTGTTAAATCCCTTATGCAATTAATTGGGAAACCAGAGGGGAAATAAAAATTTTTAATGTATTTGTATTAGATTAATAAATTAACTGTTAACCTAATTTTATGAAAGAAGGTAAGGTTATGGAAATTGAGAAAGAAGAAATGCCCTCTTTAAACTTTAATTTGTCCGATATAGAAAAAGAGATTATTGCCAAAATGTTAGAGATGGGGATTAAAAATTTCAACAATAAAGAATTGAATCGTGTTTTCAGTGGGTGTGTTGGCTCCCGTTATTGTGTGGGTATAGCTAAACAATTGATACATAGAGGTTTCGCTTTTTTAACATTAAAAAACAAGAAATTGCTGAGAAAAGCACATTAGATTTCTTTGATTCTCTAATAGAGAGCCAAGGAGGTCAAAAATAAGCCTTTACCTAAAGCAGACCTAAAGCAGACCTATAAACCCTTTACTTTAGGTATAAAGTCTCTAAAAAGTGCCTTCTTGTGCAGTGTAGAAGGATTTAAAGGTCAGGTATTGAACGGATATTTGACCTTTTTTGTTTATCTTTAACTTTTTTAATTTATTTTGGCGAATTTACTTGTAATTGTATTAGATAAGTATTATACTTGTATTAGGTTAAGTTAATAAAGCTTAACTGGAAAGAAGGAAGGCAAAGAAAATGGAAAATACAAATATTAGATTTTTTTATAACGGTCTTAAAGTAGGAAAAGGAAAATTAGAAACTTGTCATTACTCTTACGCTAACAATAACACAGGTGTTAAAGATGTCACAGTGTACGCAAAGAGTTATAAATCCTTCTCCGACGAAGTGGCAAAAGAATTTGCGATTAAAAATAACACCGATTTAATGACAGATTATTTTGACACAGACGTATTTACAGTTTCCCCCACAAGTAAATATTATGCCCCGGTTTTAAAAACGGTATTGATTGGTAAAGTAAAAAATGCCGATAAGTATAAGAAAGAACTTGATGGTTTTGCAGTGGCTTTTGAAAGAGAGACATCGACAATAAGTAATTTAAAAGCCACTTATGAACGTCTTTTAAAAGAGATTAAAGAAATTGAATTGATTATTGAAGGTGGGAAATAAAATGAGAAGCCTTGACGATATTTTGTCAGGAGTACTTCCTAAAGTACCAGCGGATTTAAAATCCGGGAAGCGACCGGGCTATACAGTTAAAAGAAAAATGAAAGAGGTCAAAACTTTTGAAGTTAAAGACTTTGACACAATACAAGGAATAGATGAATAGTATAACACCGGACAGCGAGCCGGTAAAGGAGAATAAATAATGCAGCTAAAAATTACTTTAGACGAGTTGGAGAAAATTGTTGAAGAAGTTGAAACTCACTACTATAACGGAAGAGGTTCAAAACATATTTTAGTTAATTTTAAAAGTGGAAAAATACAGCAACCTTCTTTTATAATTGGGAAAGAACCGTATGAGTTATTGTATGGAGAAAAAGTAGATTGAATAAATTTCCCTTATTAGGTAAGTTAAAAAAGAGAGGTGTGTTGCTTCATTAAACGTTATTACAGCCTAAGGTGCGACACAAGGGGGGAGACGCATGAAACCGATTAAAAATTCCGTCAAACAGATTATAGGCGAGTTGATAGGTGTTCAAGTCGATCTTATAAATGTTGAGTCACAGCAAAAAGAAACCTTATCTATCCTGGAAAAAATCGAAGTTAATTCTCGTAACGTCTTGTGTCGTTGTGATCGATGGAAATTATGAAAAGAGTATTTCACTTTACAGGGTGTGTCTGTACAAACAAACACACCAGCATTATAGACATACTCAAAAAAGAAAATTACATCTAATTGTATCTAATCCGGCGGATGTGACGTGTAGACAGTGCATAGATAGGATGTCCAAGTATGCCAGGGAAGAACACTATAAAACAATTGTACTTCGTGAAAATAAAAGAAAAAATAAAAAGGAGGTTGTTATTTGAAATAAACATTTCATAGCTCAAAGATAGTACTTTACTATTTACTTAACTTGCCTCAGACGGTCGTTGATCGGACTGAGGTATTTTTGTTTTTTCTTTCTTTTTTAACTAAAGTTTTGCGTGGGAAATTACGACAATATAATTATGAGTGTACCGTGATAAACGAATAAACCTCGGTTCTAGAGTGTACCGTGATAAACGAATAAACCTCGGTTCTAGAGTGTACCGTATGTGGAGAATAACCCATAAATTAAGAGTGAAGTTAGCTGTCTGGAATAATGGCAGCTAACTTATTTTAAATCCTAATCAACAAACACATCTAATTAAAAAATAAAAATAAATACTTAACAAACGATAAGTGCCTCTTGACAATAAAAAAATCTCGTGTTATACTTGTCATAAGATTACAAACACGAGGAGGCTCAGCATTGAGTCAAAGAAATTTTCTTGTACTTCCCAATCTCGAATGGTTTGGTGAAGGCGATAAACCGGAGACGACGTTAGACGATATTGATGCAATTATGAAAGACGTAGATAAACTAACGCCGGAAGAGATGAAAGTCTTACTTAAAAAACAACAGGATAAAATCCAAATTTTAGGCAGCAAGTCTAAAGAGTTGTTACATGAAGTGATGGACAAAAAAGACAAAATTAAAAAGATCGATGAAGAAAAAGAAGCCGCAAGACTTCTTGAAATGAAACAGAAAGAAGACTATAAAAAATTAGCTGAAACGTTAGAAGCGGAGAACGTCAACTACAAACAAAAATTAGAAATGTTGACGTTAGACTCTGCAAAAAACCTTGAATTGCACACGGGAGAATTAAATGATTTGAAAGCGTCTTTGCCGACTGAATATCAAGGTCTTATTCCACAAGTAAACGTAAGAGACCAAATTCTTTGGATAAAGGATTTTAAAAAGTCGGTAGTAGATAAAACTCCCCCGGCTAACACACCTCCTGTAGATACGTCCGCGGGTAATCCTACGCCTCCTGTTCGTACGGTAGGTAATCTAGGTACGCCTACAGGAACACCCCCTAACCCTACAGGGAAAGCAACATTACTTGAAAGAATTGCTAAATGTAATAGCAGCGATGAGTTAGAGACACTCCAAAACGAGTACGCTCGAACTCAACGCTAAATATAAACCAGCCATTAGGTTACAGATCGGTAACCAGATAAGTCCAGAAAAAGCGGATAAAGAATAAATTACACATTTTAAAAGGAGTATATATGAAAAGGAAAAATTTTATCCTTGTTCCGCTGACTTGGTTTGCCACTACCGATACTAGTAACCTAACAGGTATTGTACGGACTGCATACAGTAAAGCGGTTGAATTTGCATTTAATCCCAACCTTTATTTCGCTCAGTTTGCGCAGGCGAAGAGGTGGAGAGTTGGAGACGCAGACCCTATGCCGGGGAATCCTGTAAGTTTCACTATTTTTGGTGCCCTTGCAGTAACTAGTACAGCATTGGGTGAGACTGCCGACCCGACAGCTGAGACTATGACGGTTACCCAGAAAACTATCACACTTTCTGAGTATGGAAAAAGAATAACAACCACTCAAAAATTACGCACGACCTCATTTGCTAATATTGATTTATCGGTGGGTAGATTGGTAGGCGATAATATGGGTAGGACAGTAGACCTTATCGCAAGACAGGCTTATGACGTTGGAACTGCTGCGGCTAACATTAGTTATGCCAGTGGGAGTTCGGCTGCTTCTGTGCTTGCTACATCCACACTTAAAGCAGCTAAAGTGCGTTATGCGTTTAACAGACTGGCACGTGCAAACGTACCGAAGTTTGACGGTCGGTATTATATCGCAGTATGTCACCCGGATTGTATTTACGATCTTCGTTCAGAAACTGGAGCAGGTAGTTGGAGACAACCTAAAGAATACGTAGACCCGACCGAAATTTACAATGGTGAAATTGGGGAGTTTGAAGGGTTTAGATTTGTGTCTACAACCAATGCAAAAATTACGACAGACGGTGCGAGTGGGACAGTCGACCTTTACACCAATTATTTTATTGGATTCCAGGCAGTAGGTTATGCGGAAGGTTTAGCACCTACTCTCGGTATGTCTGGCCCGTTTGATGCCTTACAGCGTTTAATGAACGTATACTGGTATGGCCTGTTCGGATTTGGCCCGTTAAGAGCTGATTCACTTCATAAAGTGTATAGTGCGTCTAGTGTAGGTGCCAATACCTAATCTTATTTTTTCATCTTTTCTTTACAGGGTGGCATACGTCACCCTGTTATTTTATCGTTAAGGAGTTTTAAGTTTACATGGAAAGTATTAAAGACGTAACAAAAGGAAGAGCAACAGTATCGGTTGCAGTGATTGCCAAGAATGAGGCAGCGACAATTATCCCATTGATTGAAAGTGTGAGAGAAGTAGTTGACGAGATAGTGATTCTTGTAGACGATACTACGATAGATAACACTAAACAATTAGCAGAAGAAAATGGGGCTACAGTTTATTCATTCACCTGGAAAGAAGATTTTGCAGGTGCAAGAAATGAAGCGATAAAAAAATGCACTAAAGATTTTATTTTTATTTTAGATGGGCATGAGATTCTCCATCCGAAATCAAAACAAGTGTTAGTCGATATACTTTTTAGAGTATACGGTAATCGTGACTTACACGACACAGAAGTTTTTTTAGGTTATGCTTATTTGAATCCAGAACAGTTAGGTGAAGGTGTAGAAAATCTACTTCCTGAAACTGCTCTAATGCAGCCTAGACTTTTTAGAAATAACGGGGATCACTATTACGTCGGGCGTGTACATAACTATCTATACACTAAAGAAACAAACAAAACATTAAAACGGCCTATTGCTGAATTAGTCGTTATACACAAACGTACAGAAGAGAACGCAGTAGTAAGACAGCAGCAACGGGCGGACATGAATGTCAGAATCTTAAAAGAAGAATTAGAAAAAGACCCGTCTAACACACGTAACCTTTTTTACTTAGCTAACACGTATTACGAAACAACCCAATACGATCTTGCTATAGCCTGTTATACAAAGTATTTAACTTTATCCACATGGAAAACAGAAAGAGCAGAAGCAAGTTACATGTTAGGCTGTATCTATAGTGAGAAAAAAGATTATACTAACGCAGAAGCGATTATGTTAGACGCGATTAAAGAAGACAGTTATCGGCCTGAATTTTATATCCTGTTAGGGGACATTATGTTCCAGCAACAGCAGTGGTATAATGCAGCACATTGGTACAAGTGCGCAACTGAAATGCGGCTTCCTGTAAAAACTGGAATGTTCTTACGTGGCGCTTCTTATAGTTATCTTCCCTATCTTAAATTGGCTATGGTGTGGAGTACAACCGAGAATTTTTGGGAAGCGATTTTAGCTGGAGAAAAAGCGATACAATTAGGCTATAATAAACCAGACCTTTTAGATAAAATGAAAATATGGAAGGAACAGATGTCTTTAAAACCTAACGCTAAGAATATTATTTTTTATGACGAGAATGGAGCCTTCACATTCCTAAAGGATTTAATCAATCGGCTATCGGAAACCTATAACACTTGTACCGCAGACAACTATTCACATGAAGTCGCACAGTGGGCAAACGTTATTTGGTTCGAGTGGTGCGCAAGAAATGTAGTTCAGGCTACAGGAATGAAAAAGAAAGAAGGACAAAAGTGGATTGTTAGACTGCACGGGTACGAACTATATTCCCCTAAACGCATTAATCAAATTCAGTGGGATAAAGTAGACGTACTTATATTTGTGGCCGAGCACATTAAAAAACACTTTAATGAGCTGTACACAATTTCACCTAACGTAAAACAAGTAGTTATCCCTAACGGAATTGAAATAAATAATTTTGACTTTGCGGATAGAAATTTAACGAAAGAAAAAAACATCGGAGTAATCGGCATTCTTACAGAAAAGAAAGGGCCTCAGCTTCTGATTCAAATTATGAGACATTTTGAGAAAGTTCACCCTGATTTTAAATTTCTTCTTCGATTTGATGTGCCTGAGAAGCCTAGCATGTCTTACCGTATTTTGATGCACGGTATTAGAGACCTAAAGAACTGGATATGGGTGGAACGTCAAGAATCTCTTAATTCCTGGATGGAAAATCTCAAATATATTCTATCAACTAGCGAGCTTGAATCTTTTAGTTTTGTAGTCGGGGAGGCTATGACTAAAGGAATTAAACCTTTAATCTACGATTGGGTAGGCGCGAGCGAATTGTGGCCAGAATATCTGATCTGGAAAGACTTAATTGATTTAGATCGAATGCTTAAAACACCTTACACTTCTTTAGTGTACAGGGAATTCGTATCTAAAAATTACAGCGCGGACAAATTGACAAGTTCAGTCATTCGTGAAGTCAATCATTTGTTAGGTGTGTCTTCTGGAATAGAAGAAGTAGGTAAGAACATATGAAGATAGCAGTTATTTGTCGAGGTTCTCAGACTTTTCTTAATCCTTTAATTAAACATTGGTTAGATTGTGGGCATATACTTATAACCGACGAAAAAGAAATAGGAAAAGCAGACGTTATTTTTTGTGAGTGGGCTAATGAGCAGTCAGTAGAAATAATCTGGAAGACCGTAGGGAAAAAAGTAGTTATTAGGATGCACGGATCAGAATACTATCAAGGATTCCATAATCTTTGGAATATCCAAAAACTGGCAGCCGTAATATGTGCTAACCCCGATTATGTAATCCCTAACGTCAACGTAATTAACTGTGCTCTCCCTATAGACACTAACTTTTGGAAGCCAAATAAATCGGTTAAAAAAATACCGAGAAAATTATTAATGGTTGGAAGTTTTTGTTATTCAAAAGGGCACGTTGCGTTATTGAATTTTATTTTAGATAATCCCGATTTCTTTTCTGATATTTCGTTTGTGGGGTGTATCGAACCTAAAGACGACCCTGTACGTGCGTGCGAAACTAAGAAAGTTATTGCTGAGATCGTACACCTGTCAAGTAAATATAACCTCCCGGTGAAAATAAAAAACGAAATGACAAGAGAATCTCTTCGTAAAGAGTATCAATCAGCAGAGTATATCGTCAGTAATTCAGTCAATGAGGGGTTCCATCTCTCTATAATCGAAGGTGTATTATGTGATTGTAAACCTTTAATACACGATTGGATTGGAGCAGATAAGATTTACCCAGAAAGTTTAATTTATTCAAGCGCTAAAGAATTTTGGAATTTGATAGGGCATTATCCGTCAGTAAAAGCGAGAGAACTCCAAACATTTATTATGGATAATTGGAACGAAGAAAAAATATTCGCAACAATAGACAATACGCTGTTAGATGCAGCAAGAGAGAATATGTAAAATGGAATTGAAAGAGTTGCAACACTTAGATAAAAAGTTTACATATCAACAAACTATAGAATATTGGACTAAGCGTTCTCCGTTTTGGATAACAGATATCGAAGCAGGGGAACACTCTTTTTCTAAAGAGTTAAAGGATTTGATTTCTTCTTTGTCTTTTCAATCGGTGTTAGATTACGGATGCGGTGTAGGTCAAGCGAGTGTCGAACTGTTTAACGATAAAGAATATAGAGGGTGTGATATAACACTTAACATGGTTGTTGAAGCACAGAAGAGAAACAGGAATAAATTCTTTTTTTGGACAGACCCTAATTTTTCTTTAGCGTTACACGACCTTAAAACTGATCTGATATTTACACATACCGTTTTAGAACATATTCCCCCTAATCAGTACAAGGGGATAATCAACACGCTGTTAGACAACTGTAAAATAGGTGTGTTTGTTGAGAATAATTTGTTATCGGCTGCGTGGACAGACAACGTTCCACATGGGTTTAATCACGATTATTTAAATGACCTGTCTAAATATGGGCAGGTTAAAGTAATCAAAATAAAAGATTATTTAGCGGATACAAATAACGCTATTTATATTGCGAAAGGAAAACTTTCCTAAGGAGGAATTTATGGGCGGCCCAGGAAGTGGAAGAAAACCAGGAAGTGGAAAAACTAAAAAAGAAATGGATAAAGGATTAAAAGGTTTAGTCGATAGTTATAAAGAAACCCGTAAGTACGGGAATGTCAAACTCGCTAAAAAAATAAAACGTCAAATAGATTCTGTTATAAAAAATAAGGGTTTAAACAGTACGTCTGTTTATGGAACGTATAAAAGTGTTAAAGGTTAATTAAACTTACTACAAAAATAAAAGGAAAAATAAATGAATGAGATAAAAGACGTACTAACAACAGTTATTCCCACGTATAACGAAAGAGAAGACCTGTTAAGAAAATCTATAGAGACAATGTTAAACCAAACTTATCCGTATATTGAGCTGATAATGATTGACGACGGGTGTACAGACAACACTCCAGCAGTGTTGGCTGAATATGCTAAACAGGATTCTCGTGTAAAAGTGTTTAGACGTGAGCGTGATCAACCAGACCCCACGTTAAGAAGTGTGCCTCAGGCATTTAGTTTGGGGTTAGAAAAAGCGACAGGTAAATGGTGGCACCACGATGCGGCAGATTGTTGGCATGAACCAGATTTCGCAGAGCGTACGATCTACGCACTACAAGGTCAACCAGAAAATATTATTGGAGCACACACCGATTTTATGTCTCATAAATTTGACGGGAGCGTCGAACATTATGACGTAAAGAAAAATTGGAAACCTAATTGGTCAGCGTTCGAGAACTATATGCGAATGGAAGGTTTAGGCGGGATGGTTTTTCGTATGGACATCTGTAAAAAGGTCGGTGCTTGGGATTGGAGACTTCCGCGCAAGCATACTCGTGAGTGGACTTCTAAAGTATTACAGTACGGTGATCTTGTGCACGTCCCTAAAGTTTTGTGGCATTTTGTTTTTCATGAAATTGATCAGATGAAGAGGATAGCGAGTGCCAAGTATAGAATTTTAGTTGATCTTAAACACGGGTATAATTTAGAGACTAATTTCATAGCCAGCGCTACTTCGCATCACGGACGTTTGGCGGTTGCCGCAGCATTTAGAGATTTCTTTACCCTGCCTGAATGGGAAGAAGAAAGAAGAGGTTCACCATTTATGTCGCAGCTTGAAAAAGTAAACGTGCTTGCCACTAAAGAAGCAAGTGAAACATGGGAGCCAAAAATATAATGGGATTTTCGACTATTGCACAACTGAAAAAAAATCTTGTGTTTGCATCGGGAGCAATTACAGCTACTAGCATGACGGCTAACATACAGGATGCGGACAACGAATTAAAAGATGATTTGTCTAAGTATCTTGATTGGACAGATGTTTTAGCTCTGACATATGTGCCAAGAGTAATCAATAGGTTGTCTCAATATAAAGCTTGTGAGCTTACAGTAGCGCGTCAGTGGCTATCCCCCACAAACACTTTAGGGGGGGAGAGTGAAGACACTCAAAATTACGGTTATCAATATTGGATAAATAAATACGATCTATTGTTAGATCAAATAAAAAGAGGAGACATTGAGGTGTTAGACTCTAACAACGATGCTTTTACAACGTCGATAGGAAAAGTAAACTTAGGATTGGGAAGAATCATATAAACCTATGGTGGGTGTGACGATAGATATTAGTAAAGCAATTAATGCAATCGACGGAGCTGCGGACATTATAAACAACCAAAAAAAATACAGGTTGTTTCGCACCGCTGCCGATCTATTGTTACGCAGCTATTGGTCGGAAACTTTCCTTAACGAAGGTGCCCGTAGAGGGCACCCTAAATGGGTTCCACTTAGTCCTGAATACGCCAAGTGGAAGTTAGGTGGTTACAAAGCAGAATTAAAACGAATAGCTAAAATAGCAGTCGATAAAAAGATAAGGGAAAAGAAGAGGAAAGAAAAAGCTAAAAAGGATATTTTGAAACGTATATCCGATAAAGCAACAGGTAAAAAAGTATCTAGCTCTAAAAAGATTTTAAAGAGCGTGTCAAAGAAATTAAAAAAAGTAACAGGGTTTAAAAAAAAGAGGGTAAAAAAACAAAAGGTATTAATTACTAAAACTAAACGGGCACCGAGGTCTAGAAAAATGTTAATCCTTACAGGACATCTACAAGGTTCACCTAAAATATTGAGTGAGTCACAGAACGACCTATTATTTGGTACAGAAGTACCTTACGGACAGTATCACCAGTTAGGAGGTGGCGCATTCGGTCACCCTGGCAGACCCCCACAAAGGGAGTTTATGTTTATCACACAAAAGGACACAGAAGAAATAAATGATTTTCTTGTCGAAATGTTACAGAAAATCATAGACGCAAATATAGCGGCTAATAAAGGAGCCAATTAACAGTGGGTAGAAAATATACTAAAGAGGCTATTGACGCGATACACACTTATCTGAACTCGAATTTAAACACTGTGCTCGGCACCGTTAGAACAGCATGGAGCAGTTCGACTGTTCCGGCTAACTGTGCTAAGTTAGCGAAACGTGCAGACCCTACGCCTGTCTTTCCTAAAGTAGTAATTCAAAAAAGTACTACAGAAAGAAATTACGGGGATGAAGCAGCACCCTTAATTGATCCTTTTCTTTATCATAATGTTATAATTCAAATCACACATAAATGTGCAAACTTACAAGAGTTAGACGAGACTCTTATGGGATATGAAGAAGCAATAGAGAGATTGCAAGAAGCCAGCGATACGTTTGGCGGAGCTTTTATATGGGTTCGTGTAGGAACGACTGAATGGTTGCCAGTATACGAAAATCAAGAAAATAAAGTTGTAATGCAGAGTATTCAAATTCCTTTGCAGTGCAGAAGCATTTAAAGATTAAAAGGAGTAAATAAAAATATGGGAACTGTAATTCTTAATCAAGTAAAATTCACAATAGGCGGGCCAGAAACATTAGCCGGTTCTGGTCACGCACTAGAATCCGTTGTCCCATTACGGGGGACGCCGACTATAGACAAAAAGCCTGAATTTGTTAGAGACCCTGTAATCAGCGGTATCAACATGAAGTCAGGCTCTTATGTTGTAGTAAATAATGTTGCTGGGGGAATACCTCTTGCACCTAGAGCCTGCGCAGGTTTCGGAAAAGTTGTAAAGAGCATCTTAGGTTCAGAGGTTACCCCCGTTCAGATTGGAGCTATGATTCGTTTCCGATATACCGGAGCAAGTGCGAGTTGTAAAATAGTCACTAACGCCACGGATAACACGATTATAGCAACTAAAGGCGTGTTAGGTTCTGAAACAGCGGATACAGACTTTGGGACAGGTGGGACTATAGATTGTGATACGGCCGCTTACGATACAGTTGACGAATTAGTTGCGGCTATCGAGGGGTATGCTAGTTATGCCTGTGAAAAAATATTTGAGCAATCAGCAAGTTATAATATAGCAACTAACAAAGTAATCGCGATTACTAATAAACAGGCAAAAAATACCTGGTGTTATGTGCTTTTTGCGTCTACTACATCTGGCGTGTATGCGCACGAAATGTATTTTGACCCTACAGCTACGACAGAACACGGAACATATACTACACAGTTAGATGGTAAATACGACAATTTTCTGTACGTTGGTGGAGTTGTTAACACTTTAAAATTAAATGCGGCTTTAAAAGGTTTAGTGGAAGCTGATGCGGAAATGTTAGGTATGACTGAAACAATCGGACAAACTGCATCTGTATTAACTTTACCTGATAATGACCCGTTAATTTTTCATACTGGTTCATTCTCGATTAACGAAGATAACTACACCTTTATTAGAAATATGAGTCTCGACATTAATCAGAATCAAAATCCAGACGGTTATGGTCAGGGAAGTACGCTTCGTCAGTATCATCAGAGAGGCGAATGTGTTATTTCTGGGGATGCACAAGTTAGATTAGACGCTACTGCGTATGCCTTACGCGCAGATATGCTTGCAGGTACGCGCGCAGCAATAAGCTATTATTTTAAAGGGAATCAAAATTTTGGAACTACGTCGATTCCAGAAATGATGTTAGTCGAACTCCCTTATTGTACACTAACAGGATTCGAGTTTCCGGAAAATAACGGGGTGTTTGATGCGAAAGTAACGTATGACGTAGATACGATTAGAGGTACTCGGTATAATCAGCCTATAACAATAACGTTATTAACTACAGACACAGTAGCTTATTAACGTTAGGTTAAAAATAAAAAGGAGAATTTCGAAATGGAAAAGACAACGTTAAATATGGGGTGGAAAAAAATAGCCATTACCCGACATAGAGGAGAGAAAATAGAACTTAAATCTTTGCCGGGTTATTGGATTATTCCTCAGAAATTTACTATGGACGTTATGACTGAAATCATAGCAAATAACGGGATTGATTTAGACCCTAAAAAATTAGAGGGAAAAACAGAAGACGAAGTACGTGATTATGTAACGTCTGTTATCCGTAGAAAAACGGATAATCAAGGTTCTTTAGCAGACACCAGTTTAGTTAGTGCTATTCGGCTTTCTTTTCTTAATGGTGTATACGATCATAATTTTAACACGCCTAAAAATGAAAAGGGTGAGTTCGTTGACCCGGCGACGCTCCCTGATCCTGGAGACCTTACACAAGAAGCATATAACACACTCCTAAAGGAAAAAGGAATTTACTTTGAAAAAGTAAAATGGGATATCGATCTTTTCAACGAAATGAAAACGTATTCGGATACGTTACTTGAAATTCATACGTTGGTAGTGACGTTTAACAGCCCTTTGTCGAAACAGACACCAGAGAAATCAGCGACATAACAGAAGCTATTTTTCGTGGTGTCACATACCAACGAACAGACGTGTTGCCCGATGCCACACCTATAGGAATAATACAGGAAAAATGGGCACCGTTTGTTTATGACTGTTTGATGTTATTAGACTCAGACGGTTGTTTTAATAAATGGAAATATCAGGGGGCATATGCAGATCAACCTTGGATAGATATACAAATCTATCAGGTGATCCGGTCTAAGTGGGTGCAGTTACGAAATGAAGATATGGAAAATAAAACGAAATCCAATTCTTCACACAACCCAACAAAGTCTAAGTATCAACGAAGGAGGTACTAGTTAATGGCGAGACAGGCAGTCGTAGGAATTAACTTCACCGGTAAAGAATCCGGCGTAACAGAGTCCGTAAACAAAACAAAAAATTCTCTTGCTGGTCTAGTCCGTTCTTTTGTTGATATTAAGGCCATTATGGATGTTGCAGTTAGAGGATTCAAC